GAGGCAGGCTAACGAACAGGAGTTACAGGAAAAGGGTGTAGACCCTTCGATCATTGATAGGATGATCGCGGCTAATCCCACAGTAATGCAGGCACAGCAAGTCATTGAACATGCTCAACAGGCAGAAGCCAAGGCCGCATTGGAAAGAGACGTAGCTGAGATAAGCAAGATTGACCCAAGCATAAAGAGCATGGCCGACCTTGCCTCTCTACCGACTTACCCACAGATGGCTGACTTTTGTATGCGTAACAGAGGCACTTCGATAGTTGATGCTTATAAGATATTCAACTTTGATAGCAGAAGTCAGGCCGCGAGACAGCAGGCCATCAATCAGATGCGCGGTAAAGATCATTTGGCTTCACAGAGTACAGGAGTTGCGCAGTCGGATGAATATGTAGAAGTACCGGCAGAGATTATGAGCCGCATGAAGTCAGAAGGGAAAACAGAAAAACAGATACGCGAGCTGTATAAGACAGTCGCAGGAAAACTTCATCTAAACTAAACAGGAGGAAAACAACATGGCATTTGAATTTTTAAGGGCCGAGAACGATGCTTCTCCCATCGAGAAGGAGATCGTTGCTACAAACGCCACAACTTACAAACATGGTTGCATCGTAGCTTTTGGTACAGCAGGCACCGCAGTTACATCATCAACAAACGCAGAGTTCGTATATACAGGCAAGGACACCGTTGCTAAGACCGGCGATAAGCTGGCTGTAATTCCCGTTCTCCCTGAGTACGAGTTTGAAACCGAGTTTTCGGCAGACGCTTCCGCAGTTAAGGCAGGAAGCAAGGTAACAATAACAGGCGAGAAGGCCACAGCTACCACAGCAAGCGGAATATTCCAGCTTCTTGAGGATGGCGGCGTATCAGGCACAAAGGCAATAGGCAGATTCGCATAAGGAGAGGGGGAAGATAAAATGGCAGTAATATTCAGTAAACACGGCGGTCAGAATGATGAGGCGTGGAAGGTAATAGATACCGAGTTGTCAATGGTTATCCAGGACACAGATACAGAGAAGAATAAGGACGACGAGCTTGTTAAGGCTTTATTCAATGTAAAGTCTTCTAAGAAGTTCGGTGAGAAGCAGGGATCCATGACTGAGTTCGGCAACTTCGAGGAAGTAACCGAAGGTGATAACGGTATACAGGATGATTACTCAATGGGCTTTTCTAAGCTAATCGAGCATCATCAGTTCATCAAGACCTTTATGTGTACCCGTGAGTCAAGGGATGACGGCAACATCGACGTTATGAAGACTACGGCAGCAAACTTCGTAAGGGCTTACAAGAGATCAAGAGCGCAGTTTGCTTCAAACGCACTTGTAACAGAGGGTGCAAACTTTAAGTATGGAAAAAAGACGTATGACAAGACCACAGGAGACGGCAAGGCACTTTTCGCTACCGATCACCCCGGAAAGAAGACCGGTGTTGCAGTTCAGTCTAACGTATTTACTAATGCGTTTGGTGACGACGCTGTAATGCTTTACAAGCTGGCTAACATCGGACGTAACTTCAAGAATCAGAGCGGAGAGCTTACCGGATATACGTTTGATACGCTTATCATTCCTGGTAATGCACCCAGACTTGAGGACCTTGCAAAAAGGATAATACATTCACATCAGATCGTAAACAGCGCCAACAACGACATCAACACTCAGGAAGGCTTATGGAAGCTCATCGTAGATCATAGATGGGAAGCAGCCGCAGGCACAGAGCCTTACATCATCATGAGTTCAGAGGCACAGAGAGAGCTTAATGCAGGCGTATTCTATGATCGAGTACCGCTTGACGTTTCTAACGAAGTGCTTAATAAGTCAAGGAACCTTGAGTGGTCAGGATATGCACGTTTCAGTGCTGGCTTCTATAATTGGCTTCCATTCATCATGGGCGGCGCACAGGCAGGAACAACATTATCATAAGGAGGTTCGCATGATACCTAAAGGACTTAAAGTAGGTAATACGTTCGTAGATCACGGTCTTACCTACAAGGTTACAAAGGTTGTCGGCGAGAATTACGAAAGCGTATGGGTGGGGGCTTCCTCACCCAAAACGCTTGTCGTTGAACAGCCTAAAGACAAAATCGACTATACAGAGGTTCCTTACGCACAACTTAAAAAGATATGCGCAGATAAGGGCCTTGATGCAACAGGCAAGAAAGAAGACTTAATCGCAAGATTAGAGGGTTAGACATGAGTACATGGTATGATTTAAAGCTAGCCGTATTACAGAAGATGTTTGCGGCAGATGATACGATACAAGAGGATGAATCCACTTTAGGCTATTTGGCGGCTATGCCCCATTGCGCTAATGAAGGATTGGCCTTACTTGCTACGGCCGGGAAATTTATAACCAAGAGTATTAAGATTTCTCAGTTGGAAATATTGAATCTCGTATCAGACTCAGAGGCTAACGCTATACATGAGTTCTCAGACACATATTCATACCAGGTAGACGAAGGACAGTCATATTACTTTGAGTGTTATGGAACAGGCACATGCGATATTTACGTTGATGATGTAGTCGTAGATACCGTAGTGATAGACAACACAGGATATGAGGCTTACAGAGGTCTTATAACCAATACGGAGAAAAAGCCGGTCAAGTTTGTATTCACAACAGGCTATCCGATGGGCTTAAAGAATATCGCTATCTACTCGCAGAATTTCATAGATGCAGACAGTGTTGTTCCTTTTACTTCCAAGATAAAGTATGACATGACCACATTAGCACCTGACTTCTACATGATAGACCCACAGGGTATCTATTATGAAGGAGCATATCAGAAGTATTTGCAGACTTCCGACTTCTATCAGGAAGGTACCAAGACACTTGTTTTGGATCGTGACATGATAGGTTCATTTACGATTTATTACAGGGCATATCCAGAGCAGATAACATCCGAGACAGAAGATAGTTACGAGTTACCGATAGACCAGGAAGTATACTCGTTATTGCCTTTATATATGGCTTCACAGCTTTATAAAGACGACGACAACGGTATTGCTACGGCATATCGTAATGAATTTGAGGTTGGCTTTGAGAGACTTGTTAATTCGGCCAACTTAGCCGCATACGAAGAATTTACTAGCGAGAGTGGGTGGATTTAATGGCTGTTTCCTTCAAGGTTCCTGCATCACCTAAAAGAGATATATTCACAATAGATACATTCCTTGGTGTTGATCTCACCAACACAGGCTCCAACATTGACGATGTACGTTCTCCTAATGCAGAGAATATGGTTCGTTTTGTTCCTGGTAAAGTAAGGAAGCGTACAGGGTATCAGACGAAGATAGACTTTTCCGGTGGAGAAGATGTAAACAGAGCGGTTAAAACGTCTGATTCATACCTTGATTGTCAATTTGACGAGAGTGGAATAGCTACATATACAATCTATGACACTAAACTTAATTCGGTCTATGTGGCCTTAAACATAGATGCAGTAGGTTCATATCAGATAAGGCTGTATGGCCTTGATGGAACATACATGCAAGATACCTTTTCAGGCACAGTGGAATTTCCTTTTACATCTATTAAGGGATGGTTTGCGGAAGACTTTGTAAGTAGGTCCGGCTTTAAGTATATGGAGATACGCAAGACTTCTAATGATGAAGAAGACTATTGCAGAATAGCCAACTTGCGTATATGTAATTCTTCAAGTGCCACAATAGGTCAGGATTGGTTAGCATTACCTTGGACACCGGCACCGGAAGACACAGGCATTATTCATGTTGATGCAGAGACTACAAAGCCTGTTTATGGCTGTCACATGATTAAGTCAGGTACATTCACCGGTGATCGTGTTGTTAATGTAAACAGGGCCTTAAATACGTCAAAGTCGTTTCAGACATTCACATGTGATGATTCCGGGAATACAGATACATATTACCTTGCAGAACAGCTTTATGTAGATGATACACAGTATATAAAGACTCCTGTTTATGTAGAGTTTGATTATGTATCAGACGGCGAAGCAAATATGTATATAGCCGGTCAGCCTTATGGTACTACGGTTATACATAATACCAATGGTGAAATAGATCATTGTTCGTTTGCTATCAATGCAGGCTCATTCTCAAATTACAGTTGTGCTATAAGGGCGGTCCTTGGAACAGTCAATGTCAGCATTAAAAACTTCGCTGTAATGTATGAAAAGAATGATGCTTACACATGGAGCCAGGCACCGGAAGATAACAACGACACTTTCCATATAGAGGATATATACAACATAGATTCCTCAAACTATGCGGTAGAGGATTCATATTACAGCACAGTTACGGCCGTAAATAATATGGCGACAATAAGGGCCGATATAACAAATGCCACATCCAATGTGAAGGGGTATGCTCATATCGGTTTTGATTTATATACATCATCAGATAAGGATGTAAGCAAGATAGAAGTCAAGTTGGCTAACGATACAGATTTCTTATATGCCTCAAGTAAGGTCTATAAGGAACATCTTAACTCCAAGCATATAGACTTCTATGTAAGTGCAAACGCCGCGAACAAGTATGTTAAGAGCGTATATGTTTATATCTATGTTAAATCCGGTAATGGTAATTGTACTGCACGATTAACCAACATTACCGTGAACATGATCTCGCTTAAATCTAACTACACTGTGTCGTCAATACATTATATCTACCATGTAGGCGACAGCCTCTATTTAAGGGCAAGTAACTCTAATGTGTTAGACAAAATCTACACAGGAGCCAATGAGCATTTAAGTAAGTCATGGCAGTTAAATAATAAGCTATACATACTTGATGGACAGCAGATTTACTCATACCAGGTGGGTGATATAGAGGCTAAAGTCGTTTCACAGGGGGATGGCTTTATACCATTAGTCACTATCGGCAAGAGTCCTGACGGTGGCGGTACACCTTATCAGTCATTAAATCTGTTACAACCTGGCTTCTATGAACAGTTCACAGTTGATGATGATACCAAGACGGCTAAGAATTTCCAATTATCCTTTAGAGATTTAGATGATACCAAGACTAAGGTATGGCTTCTTGATGAGAATGGAAACTGGGTACAGAAGACAGAAGGAACAGATTACTCAGTTAATAGAGGCTCAGGAATAATCACTTTTGTTACGGCTCCCGGTGCTAGTCCTCTTACAGGAGAAGACAATGTAAAAGTATTAGCATATAGGACCGTTGAAGGATATGCAGACAGGATATGTAAGTGTACTACCGGTATTCTTTTTGGTGTAGGTGGTGCGGCAGACAGACTGTTTTTAAGTGGCAATCCGGAATATCCTAACTGGGATTTCTATTCAGAGCAGTATGATCCTACATACTTCCCTGACACAGGATATTCGGCTTTAGGTTCAGTCTCAAGTGCGATTATCGGATATGCGATAGTAAATAACTACTTGGCCACATTTAAAGACGAGTTTGATACATCACAGGCCGTATTCATTCGTGAAGGCGACTTGGAGATAGACCAGGAGAATAAAACATCTGAGCCTACATTTAAACTGATAAATACATTACAGGGCAATGGTATTATCGCTCCTTATGCAATAGGTTATTTACAGACAGAGCCTTTATTCTTAACAAGGTCAGGTATATACGCAATAACCGCGCAGGATATTACAGGGGAAAAGTATTCACAGAATAGATCGTTTTACCTTAATGGTTATCTTACGAAAGAAGCTAACCTGGAAAACAGTGTAGCAGCCGTATACAACGACCAATACATCTTGGCTATAAATAATAAGCTCTACATCTTAGACGGCTTACAGGCCACAAGGACGGATAAATCAGAGCCATATTCAACAAGACAGTATGCAGGCTTCTATTGTACTAACGTGCCTGCTGTTTCGATATGGACAGATAATCAGGCATTATGGATAGGAACAAATGATGGCAAGGTATGTCAGTTCGCTACGGATATAGAGTCGCTTGAGTCCTACAATGATAATGGCCAGGCTATATATTGTTGTTGGGAAACACCGGAGCTTGACGGCCATCTGTTTTATAAGAACAAGACTTTTAGATATTTTGCGACACGTTTGATGCACGCAATCAGAACATCCATAAAGATATACTCAAGGAAGCTAGGTACATGGGGATTCATTAAAGAAGAAACCATAAACAGTGGTGTGTTCTTTGAGAATTTTGATTTCAACAATGTTGACTTCAATGTAAGGGCATACAGTTCTGATTTGTCGGAGAAGGTAGTACATACCAAGGTCAGAGTAAAGAAGGTTGATAAAGCACGATTTAAGGTAGAGAACGGCAATATAAATGAGCCGTTTGGTATTTTTGATTTAGCTCTTGAATACATCGAGAGTGGAAATTACAAGGGGTGACAATATGGCTTTTAAAAAGATCACAAGTAGCGAGCTGAGTTCAAGAGGCGCTACCACATTACCAGACCAGCCTACAATATCAGCACAGGCATTAAAGGAAGAATTTGATGCACCGGCTAAAGAGATTGTAGCACCTAAGTTTAATACCCTTATTGATGATTTGGCGGCATCGTCAGCGGCATCCAATATAGGTATTTCAACACCCACAGGATTAACCGCAACGTCGGTACAGGATATAGTTGATTTAGCCCACACTCATGACAATAAGGATGTGCTTGATAAGTTCTCCGAGGTTGGTGGTGATCCTTATTACGATGGCGAGCCTATTGGTGGTGGTGGTTCCGGGAATACCTTTAAGACTATAAAAGTCGGAACAACAAACATAGTAGCAAGTGGTGACGATACCTTGGAATTGCGAGCCGGTTCCAATGTTACCTTGACACCTGACTCTACTAACAAAGTTGTAACAATTAACTCTACCGGTGGTGGCGGTCAGTCAACAGGCGATATGCTTGCGGCAGATTATGATTCAGATTATGCGGTAAAGAGTGCAGGCGGTATAGCCGCTTACCAGGCCGCACATGATACCACATACACGGCAGGCACTAACGTACAAATATCTAACGCTAACGTAATATCAGCGACAGATACTACATATACGGCAGGAACAAACATTACTATTGACTCGAACAATGTCATAAGTGCGGCCGGTGGTGGTTCATCTGTCAGCGTTTCATATACAGGAACGGCAAGTGCGACAGGCGTTCGCAAGCAGATAATTACGATAGACAGTACGCCTTATACGGTAGATGGTTCCGCATACATGGAACAGACCAAGAATCTGTCTACCACACAGGACACAGCGTTTACATTTGCTCATAGCGACATATTGTCAACGAGTGAGATAAGGGTGTTCACAAGTATATATGGGTTAGCACCTAAAGATGTGACTACGGAGAATGGACAGTGCGTAGTTACATTTGATAAATACAGTGCGGCGCAGTCATTAAAAGTACGGATTCGCATAGCATAAGGGGGTGGTTGAATGTATAGAGGTACTACACCGACCATAACATTTAAGATAGATACAGACTTAGACTTAAATGATTTGGCCGTTTGCTATGTGACCATGAAATCACAAGTGAACAACAAAGTAAAGGAATATACGTTAAGCGATTTGGTAGTTGATGCAGAAGCAAAGACATTGACCTTGGCAATGGACCAGGACGACACACTTTATTTTGCACCCGGTTCAGTACAAGTGCAAGTGAGGTTAAGGACAAACGACGACTTAGCGTATGCCTCAGATATTAAAACGATCAACTTCAAGCAGATTATAAAGAATGGTGTGATATGACAGACGATAGATACATTGAATTATCTCTTGAATTGAATAACGAAGAATTAAATATAGAGATAAAACAGGGTGAAGGTGGTATGCTTCCTGCTTATGAAGGGCCATATGAAATCACTCCTAAAGTCAATGAACAGGGTTTTGAGACTAAGTACAAGACCATGACCGACGATTTAACAGTTTTAGCGGTACCTTATTCAGAAGTTAGTAACCCAGAAGGGGGAACAACAGTTAATATAGCATACATATTATAGGAGGAATTTAAGATGGCAGTTTCCAAGGTCGTATATGGAACCACTACAATAATTGATTTGACTGCTGATACCGTAGAAGCTAGTAAGTTAGCTTCCGGTTATACGGCTCATGGTAGAGACGGAGAGCTTGTAACAGGAACAAACACATATGATGCAGATACTTCGGACGCAACAGCAACGGCATCTGAGATACTTAGCACCAAGACAGCATATGTTAATGGTGTGAAGGTAACAGGAGATATGCCTAACCGTGGTGGCGTAACAGGAGTAATTACTGATAAGACAGTAGCTTATTCAGTACAGAATGGTTATCATGACGGCTCAGGTACAGTAGGTATAGATTCGGTTGAGGCCGCAAAGATAATACCTGGAAATATCAAGGATGGTGTTCAGATACTTGGTGTAACAGGAAATTACACAGGACAAGGCGGTACATCACAGGCCAAGACAGCAACACCTTATACTACACAGCAAGTAGTTCTTCCTGACACAGGATATGATTATTTATCCCAGGTAACAGTCAATGCAATCTACTATGACGAGACACTCAATGCGGCAGGCGGCTATACAGTCACGATCGGTACGGTAGCACCTTAAAGGAGATAAGTTATGGCATTATATGAATGTATGGTTGGTAATAACAGTGGTGGGGAAAGCGGTTTTGATGAAACTGTGTTATGGACGAATGGCTCACCAATGGGTATGGGAACCATAGTGTTAAGCGGAAATATATCAGATTATGAATTTCTTAAAATAACATGGGCTTATGATGGTAACTCAGGCAGTCGTAGGGAATCCATGTATATACCCACAGATGGTATGAATACAAATAGCTATTGGGCGCTGTGTTCTACGACAGGAACTAGCGGTTATCAGTCAAAGATACGATCAATGGGATATGTAGATGATAATACTGTATTCCGAAGCACAGGCTACATTATTGGTGGTGGTTCAAGTGAAAGCATTTGTATTCCTGTCGAGATAGCAGGCGCAAACTTTAAGTAGGGGGTATTATGGCGACTAATAAAGTAGTTTATGGAAATACAACCTTAATAGATTTGACAAGTGATACGGCATCTGCAAGTGATGTGGTAAGCGGTAAAACTTTTCACAGTGCAGATGGTGTTTTGAGGACAGGCTCAATGGATTTAAGCGAATATTACAGTACAAATGATACGGCCGAAACCGATATAGCTGATGGCGATTATTTTCCATTCTATGATACATCAGCAACGGCCAAGAAGAAATCATTATGGAGCAATATTAAAAGTGTATTAAAGACATATTTTGATACAACATATTCCAATAAGATAAGCAGTCCTAGTGCAGGGAAATTTGTTGTTTGCGATGCTAATGGTGTATTAAGTAGTAGTTCTTATAACCAAAATGATTTTGGAGATGCGGTTTCTTTAAATGAATACGATGAAGATTATACTTGGCAACATAGTGAATCCGGCACTACTGTTACAACTTATGAACATGTATTTTACCAAAGTGTACGGATAAAAAGTCCAGGAACCATGGCTTCAACGCAACCGATCAAAAATACATTTAGAATATCGCAAGATGTAACACTAAGTACATCACAAGATACTACGGTTGTTTTTGGCGGTCAAATTTCTGTTGGTTTTTCTACTGAATATTTTATAGCCAATGGTAGTACAAGACAGAATGTCAGCATAGTTACTACTTCAATAAATGATATAAGTTATAAATCATGCGAAGTAGACACATCGGAGCATACTTGCACGATTGTATTTCCACCGTATTCGTCGGCGGCAAGTATGAAAGTAGAAATATTCTTGTATTAAGGGGGTGACAAATATGCCAATGTACCCATGTCATAGGCTTACCGAAGGTGGAGGTGGAGAAGCCTTAGTCGAAACACTATTATGGACTAATCCGAGTCCAACGAGTAATTTTGGTACTCAGATAATTACTCTTAGTGATTCTATAAGTAATTATGACTATATTAAAGTGCAATTTTTGGGTTCAACTACTATTTCTATATCGTCAAGCGTTGTAACCCCTGTTCAAGATTTTATTTTACAGCAAAGAAGCACTAATAATACATTAAGAAGTATAACTCCTGGACTACAAATGTCTGACGGCTTGTTTATAAGAGCGTTTGACTATGTTAGTGATACTTCCATAAATATAACAGATGCTTTGCGTCTTAATGGTAGTGCAAATA